ACATGGCAATATCAGTTGAGTACGATTTAGAATATTAGTGAAAAGTTTATTTGATTTTATCGTTGAGCCTGTTGGCAAACGGTATTCTAATGAAGTTAAAGTAGGTGACAAAAGCCTAATAATTAATACTAAAGTTGAAACTTTTAAAGCTGTAAATAATATAGGTAGGGTAATTCAAGTTCCTAAGGCTTATAAAACAGTTATTAAAAAAAATGATTTGGTTATGATTCATCATAATGTCTTTAGAAGATTTTATGATATGAAGGGTAGAGAAAAAAATAGTAAATCTTATTTTAAAGACAATAAATTTTTTGTTCAACTAGATCAAGTTTATTTATATAAAAATACTGATAAATGGCAAACGTTTCAAGATCGATGCTTTGTATCTCCATTGAAAGATGAAGTTGATATAAACAATTGGTTAGAACAAGACCTTATTGGTGTATTAAAATATGGTAATAGTTCTTTAGAAGCGCTCGGTATCAATGAGGGAGATGTTGTAGGCTATAAACCATTTGGAGAATATGACTTTGTCGTTGATGGCAAAAGGTTATATTGTATGAAATCTAATGATATTGTTATAAAGTATGAACGTCAAGGAAACGAAGTTGAGCATAATCCAAGCTGGGCACAAAGCAGTTGAGGAATTAATCAAAGTTGCTAAAGAAGCTATCGTTGATTCAGGAGACGATATTACAGCAGATAGATTAAAAAATGCAGCGGCTACAAAGAAGCTAGCTATATTTGATGCCTTTGAAATACTTAACCGTATTGAAGAAGAAAGTAATATTATAGAAAACAAACCTACAGAAAAACAGGAAAACACATTTAGTGGATTTGCTGAAAAAAGATCTAAATAATGTACGAACAAACATTATATAAGATTATAACACCTATTAAATCTCACGTAATAAAGAGACTTAATAAGTCTAAAAAATGGAAGTACGGTTACAATAAAGAATACGACATAATAGTAATAAGCAAAACCGGTCAAATCGGGGAAATATACGAAATACAAAACCTTGTAATTGCTTTACCATTAGAACACAATCCTTATAAAAGATCTACAAAAGCTTTAGAGCAATACTGGGAAGTGTTTACACCAAGAAAAGAACTTAAACAAATCAAAACTATATTTGATTGGAAGGCTTATCCTGCAAAATTTAAAGAACAACTACACGATTACATCGATGAAGAATTTAGAAGAAGAGACGAAGGTTTTTGGTTTTATAACAAAGGTGTTCCTACCTATATTACTGGTACTCACTACATGTATTTGCAATGGTCAAAGATTGATGTTGGGCAAGCAGATTTTAGGGAGGCAAACAGATTATTCTTTATATTCTGGGAAGCTTGTAAATCAGATACACGATCATATGGGATGTGTTATCTTAAAAACAGAAGGAGTGGATTCTCTTTTATGGCATCAGGCGAAACTGTTAACTTGGCCACAATATCAAGCGATGCTAGATACGGTGTCTTATCAAAGTCAGGGGCTGATGCTAAAAAAATGTTTACAGACAAGATTGTTCCAATCTCAGTCAACTACCCTTTCTTTTTCAAACCTATCCAAGATGGTATGGATAGACCAAAAACAGAACTTGCATACAGAGTTCCTGCCTCAAGATTCACTAGAAAAAAACTTGATAGCAATGAACAAATGGAAGAAATCGTTGGACTGGATACAACTATTGACTGGAAAAATACAGGAGACAACTCCTATGATGGAGAGAAGCTTGCATTACTTGTACATGATGAAGCAGGTAAATGGGAAAAGCCAGAAAATATATTAAACAACTGGAGGGTTACAAAAACAACATTAAGATTAGGTAGTAGAGTTATAGGTAAGTGTATGATGGGATCAACATCAAACGCTTTAGATAAAGGAGGTAGAAACTACAAAAAAATATACGATGATTCAAACGTCAAGAAAAGAAACCGTAATGGACAGACTAGCTCAGGATTATATAGCCTGTTCATACCTATGGAATGGAACTACGAAGGATACATTGATTCTTTTGGATACCCTGTCTTTGACACTCCACAGTCCACAACTAAAGGAATCGATGGTCAAGAGATTGAAATTGGTGTCATTGAACACTGGGAGAATGAAGTAGATGGTCTTAAGGAAGATCCTGATGCACTTAATGAATTATATAGACAGTTTCCACGTACAGAAAAACATGCTTTCAGAGATGAAACAAAACAATCTTTATTTAATCTAACTAAGATTTACGAACAAATAGATTACAATGAAGATTTAAAACATTCAGGTGTTGTTACTCAAGGTAATTTTCAATGGAAAGATGGGGTACAAGATACCAGTGTTAGTTTTACTCCTAGCAATCAAGGTAGATTCTTTGTAACTTGGGTTCCTAATAGAGATCAGCAAAATAGATTTATAATTAAAAATGGAGTTAAGTATCCTGCTAATGAACATATGGGAGCTTTTGGCTGTGACTCATATGATATATCTGGAACAGTTGATGGTAGAGGATCTAAAGGATCATTGCATGGCTTAACTAAATTTAGTATGGAAGATGCACCTGCTAATTTATTTTTTTTAGAATATATATCAAGACCACAAACTGCTGAAATATTTTTTGAGGATGTACTCATGGCTTTACATTTTTATGGCATGCCAATATTAGCTGAAAATAATAAACCTCGATTATTATATCATTTAAAAAGAAGAGGGTACAGGGGCTATTCAATGAATAGACCAGACAAAACAATGCATAAACTATCTATAACAGAAAAAGAAATAGGTGGTATACCTAATTCAAGTCAGGATATAAAACAAGCTCATGCTGCTGCTATTGAATCATATATAGAATTATTTGTAGGTTACAATAACGAACAATATGGTACAATGTATCTTCAAAGAACATTAGAAGATTGGGCAGCTTTTGATATAAATAATAGAACTAAACATGATGCTTCTATTAGTTCAGGGCTTGCTATAATGGCTTGTAATAAAAATAAATATAGACCAATTGCCGATATCTCAAAAGAAAAGGTTAAGTTAAACTTTTCTAAATTTAATAATTACGGTTCAAGTTCACAAATAATTAAACAGAATGATTAATACTAGTAGTAATAGTGTCTTCCCTAGTCAGGTGGTACCTGAGGCGGAAAAGAGAAGTTTAGAATACGGTCTTGCAGTTGGGCAAGCTATTGAATATGAATGGTTTAGAGGAGGAAGAATAAATAGTAATAGATGGCAAACTGGTTTTGCTAATTTTGAAAGATTAAGACTTTACGCAAGAGGTGAGCAACCTATACAAAAATATAAAGATGAATTATCTATTAATGGTGATTTGTCTTATTTAAATTTAGACTGGAAACCAGTACCTATTATACCTAAGTTTGTAGACATAGTAGTTAATGGTATGAACGAGAAAAAATATGATCTAAAAGCTTATGCTCAAGATCCTGAGTCTCAAAAGATTAGAACTCAATATGCTACAAACATAGCTAGAGATATGTATGGTCAAGCTTTAATACAACAAGCAAAACAAACTACAGGCCAAGATTTTTCTCAGTCTAATATACCAGCCGATGAATTACCTGAGACTAAGGAAGAGCTTGAGCTACACATGCAATTAAGCTATAAGCAAAGTATTGAGATTGCAGAAGAAGAAGTTATAGACAATGTTTTAGCTAAAAACAAATTTGATTTAGTTAAAAAAAGATTAAACAATGATTTAACAGTTATAGGTATTGGAGCTTGTAAAACTAATTTTAATAGAGCTAATGGAGTAACAGTTGACTACGTTGATCCTTCTGACTTGGTCTATTCTTATACAAAAGATCCTAACTTTGAAGATATTTACTATGCAGGTGAAATTAAAGTAATAACACTACCTGAATTAAAAAAGCAATTTCCTAATTTAACAAATGAAGATCTTGCTAAAATAGCTAAATATCCTGGTCGTCAAGGATATATGAGAGGGCCTAACAATAATAATGATTTAGTTCAAGTTATGTATTTTGAATACAAAACTTATATAGATCAAGTTTTTAAAATAAAACAAACTGATCAAGGTTTAGAAAAAGCTTTAGAAAAACCAGATTTTTTTGCTCCTCCTCCAAGTGATAACTTTGATAGAGTTTCAAGAAGTATAGAGGTTTTATTTAGTGGTGCTAAAATAATGGGTTTACCTGAAATGTTAGAGTGGAAACTAGCGGAAAATATGACTAGACCCAATGCGGATACAACTAAGGTGTATATGAATTATAATATATGTGCTCCACACATGTATGAAGGAAGAATAGAATCTTTAGTGGGTAGAATGACGTCATTTGCAGATATGATTCAAATTACCTCTTTAAAACTACAACAAGTAATAGCAAGAATGGTTCCTGACGGAGTCTTTGTAGATGTTGATGGTTTAGCTGAAGTTGACCTAGGTAATGGAACAAATTATAATCCACAAGAAGCTTTAAACATGTATTTCCAAACTGGTAGTATAGTTGGTAGAAGCTTAACACAAGACGGTGATCCTAATAGAGGTAAAATACCAATTCAAGAATTACAAACGTCAAGTGGTAATGCTAAAATACAATCATTGATAGGTGTATATCAATATTACTTACAAATGATAAGAGATGTAACTGGTCTTAACGAAGCTAGAGATGGTAGTATGCCAGAGAAAGATTCATTAGTTGGTTTACAAAAACTTGCAGTCAATGCTTCTAATGTAGCTACAAGACATATATTAGATGCTAGTTTATATTTAACACTGCGAACTTGTGAAAATATAGCACTTAGAGTTGCTGACGCATTAAATTTTCCGTTAACCGCAAGCGCATTAAAAGAAAGTATATCAGTATATAACGTAGAAACTTTAAAAGAAATTTCTAAATTAAATCTACATGATTTTGGTATTTATTTAGAATTAGAACCAGATGAAGAAGCTCAAGCTCAACTAGAACAAAACTTACAGGTTGCACTACAAAGTGGAGGTGTTGACTTAGAGGATGTTATTGATATAAGACAAATAAAAAATATTAAGTTAGCAAATCAAATGCTAAAGCTTAAGCGTAAAAAGAAACAAGAAAAAGATCAAAAAAATCAAAAAGAAATTATAGCTGCTCAAGGTGAGGCTAATGCAAAAGCTGCAGAACAAGCTTCTTTGAATGAAGTACAAAAGCAACAAGCTATAACACAAGAAAAAGTAAGTATTGAACAAGCTAAATCTCAGTTTGAAATACAAAGAATGCAAACAGAAGCTCAAATTAAAAAAGAATTAATGGCTGAGCAGTTTCAATATGACTTACAATTAGCTCAAATGCAAAAGCAGACTATGAGCCAAAAAGAAGCAGATATTGAAGATCGTAAAGATAAAAGAACTAGAATACAAGCTACACAGCAATCTAAAATGATAGATCAAAGAAAAAATGATTTATTACCTACGGATTTTGAAGGACAAGATGGTATGAATGAATCTCAACCTCAAATGCCTTTACCACAAATACAACAACCTATGTCAGGACAAGAAGATATTGAAGTGACTGAAGAGTTGGTGTAATTTTTATTAATTTATATTATATTATATTATGTCAGAAATTGAAAAACAAGAAGGTGACTTTAAAATTAAAGCTAAAGTCATTAAACCAAAACAATTAAGTAAAGAAGATAAACCTATTAAAATAGACTTGTCTAAACCTAAAAAACTAGAAGATGCCATTCCAGAGTCAGAAACAAAGAATGTGGATGTGGATCAACAAGCCGGAGATGGCAAAGCAGTGGGAAGCGGAGGAGAACAGAAACCCGTTACCAATGCTGAAAAAGAACCAGTTGAAGCTGCAGAGCAAAAACCAGTTATTGAAGAAATAATTGAAGAGCCAAAGAAAGAAGAAGACGTTGTACATATAGGGGAAAAAATGGAAGAACCTGTTAAACAGGACTTAAAACCATCAGCTCCGAATATGGATTTACCAGAGAACATCGAGAAACTGGTTGAATTTATGAAACAAACTGGAGGTTCATTAGAAGATTATGTTAGATTAAACGCTGATTATTCTAATGTTGATAATGATACTTTATTAAAAGAATATTATAAAAAAACTAAGTCACATTTAGATTCAGAAGAAATTAACTTTATGATTGAAGATAATTTTGCATATGATGAAGAAGTTGACGAAGAGCGAGATGTAAGAAAAGCAAAACTCGCATACAAAGAAGAAGTTGCAAAAGCCAAACAGCATTTAGAAACTCTAAAAAGTGATTATTATCAGGAAATCAAGTTGAGACCTGGTATCACCCAAGAGCAACAAAAAGCTACTGACTTTTTCAGCCGCTACAACGAAGAGCAAGATGTAGCAAAACAACATCATGAAGACTTTAAGTCTAACACTAAAGAGTACTTTACCAATGAATTCAAAGGTTTTGATTTTCAAGTTGGTGATAAAAAATTTAGATATGGAATTAAAAACGTAAATGATGTTGTTGATAAGCAATCAAATATTGCCAATTCTGTTAAGAAGTTCTTAAACGAAAAAGGAGAGGTAAAAGATGTTAAAGGTTATCACAAAGCTATCTATGCCGCTGACAATGCGGATTCTATTGCACAACACTTTTATGAGCAAGGCAAAGCCGATGCTGTTAGAACTATAAGTGCTAAGTCTAATAATATTACTACTGAACCAAGAGCTACGGCTCCTTCAGATATTAGTGTTGGTGGATATAAAATAAAATCTGTAAGTGGTCTTGATTCTTCAAAATTAAAAATTAAGAAATCATTTAACAAAAACTAAAATTACAAATGGGAAATTTAACACCTGTGTTTGGAAGTATAATTCCATCACAACAACAGCAAATTCTTAATAGTAACTACCTAAATTTTACTGGTGGTGCTAACGATTTTGCTCAACAATACCTACCAGAGGTTTATGAAGCTGAGGTAGAAAGATATGGAAACAGAACTTTATCTGGATTCCTTAGAATGGTTGGCGCTGAAATGCCAATGACGTCAGATCAAGTTATTTGGTCAGAACAAAATAGATTACACATATCCTACAACGGTTGTTCAGTTGTAAGTGCAGCTGCTGCGGCTATTGGAATTATCCAAGTACCTACAACAGCTAACGTTTCTCCTGTTGCTGGAGCTGGTCAAACAGCGCCGGTACAAACAATTGGAGTTATTAATATTAATGACACTGTTGTTATTATGAATACTGTAACTGGAGTTACTTTAAAAGCTTTAGTTTCTGTAGCACCTGCTGCTGCTGGTGGTGCACAAAATACACAGTTTAGTGTAGTTGCATTTTCTGTAGCTAGTTTAGATACATTAGGCACTGGTGCAAACCTTAAAGTGTTTGTATATGGTTCAGTATTTGCAAAAGGAACTTTTGGTTCTGTTGCTGCTGCTCAACCACAGTTCACACAATTTTCTAATCAACCAATTATTATAAAAGACAGATACCAAATTTCTGGTTCTGACACTGCACAAATTGGATGGGTTGAAGTTGCTACTGAAGATGGTACATCAGGATACTTATGGTATCTAAAGTCTGAGTCTGAAACAAGATTAAGATTTGATGACTATTTAGAAATGGCAATGATTGAAGGTGAATTAGCCGCTGGAGCTGGTCAGTTTGCTGTACAAGCTGCTGCTGGAAATATTGCAGCTACTGGATTTGGTGCTGCTACTAGTGCTCATGGATCTCAAGGTCTATTTGCTGCTATACAAGCAAGAGGTAATATTATGCAAGGATTTTCTGCTAGTACAGGAATAAGTGATTTTGATCAGATTCTTAAAAATCTAGATACTCAGGGAGCTATTGAAGAAAACATGCTTTTCTTAAACAGATCTACTGATTTAGGTTTTGATGATATGTTATCGCAAATTTCAGGTGGAGCACAAGGAGGTACTGCTTATGGGCTTTTTGAGAATTCTCAAGAAATGGCTCTTAATTTAGGTTTCTCTGGTTTCAGAAGAGGTTCTTATGACTTCTATAAAACTAGTTGGAAATATCTAAATGATGCTTCTACAAGAGGTGGTGTTCAAGTGAACAACATTGACGGGGTATTAATCCCTGCTGGAACTTCAACTGTGTATGACCAACAATTAGGTTCAAACATAAGAAGACCATTCTTACACGTGCGTTATAGAGCTTCTGAAGCTGATGACAGAAGGTACAAACAATGGATCACTGGATCTGTTGGTGGTGCTTACACATCAAGTTTAGATGCAATGCAAGTACATTTTTTATCTGAAAGATGTCTTGTTACTCAAGCTGCTAACAATTTCGTATTGTTCCAAGCTTAAGATTATATTAAAGTTTATCCCTGTCATATTGGCAGGGATACTCTTTATTTTTATTAATTATATTATATCATATTATGTCAAAAAAAATGCAAGAACAACAAACTGTTGAAGCACCTATTATAGAAGCTCCAGTTGTTGCAAAACAAGAAATACAAAAACCCAAAAATACTTGGGAAATAAAAGATAGAGTTTATTATTTATTAAATAATAACTTTTCTTTAACATATACTTTACAAACTAAACACAATGCGGTTTATCCATTATTATGGTTTGATAAAGAAACAAACGAACAAAGAGAATTGAGATACGCAACTAATCAAAACTCATGCTTTGTTGATGAACAAAAAGGTGAATGCACCTTAGGTCATATCATGTTTGAGAATGGTACTTTAATAGTGTCAAAACAAAAACAAAATTTACAAAAGTTTTTAGATTGTCACCCAAGAAAAAGTTTTATTTTTGCAGAACATGACCCTAAAGTTGTAGCTGTGGATGAACTAGAAGAATTAGATTTAGAAATTGAAGCTTTAAATGCTGCAAAAGCTATAGAAGTAGATCACGCTGAAGCTATCCTTAGAGTTGAAATAGGATCAGCAGTTAAAGATCTTAGTTCTAAAGAGCTTAAAAGAGACATATTATTAATGGCTAAAAGAAATCCAGCAATGTTTTTAGAATTAGCTAATGATGAGAATGTTGGTTTAAGAAACGTGGCAATACTTTCAGTAGAACATGGAATTGTTAAACTATCTCAAGACCAACGAACGTTTCACTGGGGATCTAATGACCGAAAACTAATGACCGTACCTTTTGATGAAAATCCTTATTCAGCTATGGCTGCGTTTTTCAAAACAGATGAAGGTGTAGAAGTTTTCAAAACAATTGAGAAAAAGCTACATTAACATGTAACTATAAATATAGTGAAGGGTCACTTAAAACGTGGCCCTGTCATTATTAACTAAAATACTAAAATGGCAATAAACGTAAATACTGTATATCAAACCGTTTTATTAATACTAAATAAAGAACAGAGAGGTTATATGACACCTGTTGAGTTTAATAAAATAGGTGCACAAGTTCAATTAGAAATATTTGAAAAATATTTTGAAGATCTTAATCAGCAAATACGTATTCCACAAACAAACGTAGACTACGCGGATAGAGTCGTAAGTCTAGATGAAAAAATATCTATCTTTAAAGCTTCAGGTAGTAGTGCATACACAGCGGGTCCTCCTGCTTTCTTTTCTTTACCAGCATCTACCACTAACACGCCTCTTACTTCAGCCTTTACATCTACAGGCGCTGCTAATTACACAATTCCTAATACAACAACATCACAAACAGTACAAAACCCCGTTGTAATAGTAAACGGTGTTACACAAACAACTGGTTTTAGTTTTACTAACAATGTATTAACTTTTACAGCTGCAGCCACTCCTCCGGCTAATGTAGTGAATGCTATAGTAGTATCTCCTTCTGGTGCCGCTTCACCTAATGAATTTTCTGTACAAAAAAATGCTGCTAACGCAACAATACAAGTTGGTGCTAAAATAACTGGTACTAATACTGTTGGAACTCCTTTGGTTGCTTCTGTAGATAATGTTCCAGTTAATGGAGTTTTTATATTTCCAAACACAACACAAGCATACACAGCTGCTCAAACTTTAACATTTACAAATAGTATAGTAGTTTCAGGAACGTGGACAACACCTAATGAATCACCTGTATATAAATTAGGTGTAGTTAACGTAACTAGTGGTGCTTTACCAATTCACGAATTAGAAAGAGTTACTAGAGGAGAATTATATCATTTACTTTCATCTAACTTAACTAAACCTACATCACACTATCCTGTTTATTTATATGAAAATGAACAATTAATTGTCTATCCAACTAGTATAAACAGTGGTATATCTTGTGATTATATAAAAAAACCACTTGTTCCAAGTTGGGATTTTACTGTAGGATTACAAAATCAATATCTTTATAACGCTGCTACATCAGTAAATTTTGAAATACATCAATCAGAGCAAACAGAAGTTGTATTAAAAATATTACTATATGCAGGAGTTGTTATTAAGAGTCCTGAAATAGTGCAAGTTGCAGCGGCACAGATTGCTCAAGAAAATCAAAATCAAAAAAGTTAACACATGTCAACACCTAATGGTGGTTTAATAACCGAAACTAACAAACAATATTACGCTGGATCTCAGCAGAAATATATATCGGCAGCAGGTGCAGGCCAAACTATTACTTCTACTTTTAATATAGATTTAGTTGTTGGTGTTGGTTTTAATTATTCAGACCCTGCTAATCAAGGTTATAACTTAAACAATTTTAAAGTATTTACTAGTCCTAATGCAAACGTGTGGACTGAATTAACTTCATTAAGTACGAGCGTAGATGCTTTATCTAGTGGAATTAGTAATGCAGCTCAAAACAATCTAACTATTGCTACCAATGCAGCGGCAATAATAGGTAATTTATTTGCTGTAGTAGACAAAACTACTGGTGTTAACTACGGAACTATTGTTTCTAAAACAACCAATGGAGGTGTTGATACACTTGTAATGAGTGCTCCTCTTCCAAATATTGTAGCTAATAGCACTCAACTTAGTATTAGAAGAGTTACTGTATGGAGTATGGTTGGAAATATTGTTACCGTAATTGGTAGCTTAGCGGCAACAACGTATCTTAAGATTCAAATGAATGAGAATACCATGCATCAGAACAACGGTGACTATGAGTATACTAGACTTGTTGATGTTATTGATAACTTTTTAATAGCTTACGTAGGCGCAGGAAAACTTATACCAAGTATAAAAAGAACAGATGTAATTTTTCATGCTAAACGCGGGTTGCAAGAATTTAGTTATGATACTTTAAAAAGCATTAATGGACAAGAAGTAACTATACCTGACAGCTTATCTATTATAATACCTCAAGATTATGTTAATTATGTAAGATTATCTTGGATTGATGACATAGGAGTTCAACGAACAATATTTCCCGCTAATCAATTAACATCAAATCCTACAGAAATGCCTGCTCAAGATAATTTAGGTGTTCCTACTCAAGACAGTGTTGGTGAAAATGTACAAGGAACTTCACAAATGGAAAGCAGATGGGATACAAATAATCCAAGAGTTATTAGTGGAGGATATTTAGATACTAAATCAGCTTTAGAAGCTGGCTCAAACATATATCAATGGGATTTTAATCATATGCCTTTTACTGGTCAACGCTATGGGTTAAATCCAGAAACAAGTCAAGTAAATGGTTGGTTTACTATAAACGCTAGAACAGGTATGTTTAATTTTACTAGTGATTTAAAAGGTAGATTAGTGTTAATAGAGTATGTATCTGATGGAAACGCATATGATTTAGACATGAAGATTCCTAAAATGGCAGAAGATGCTTTATATTCTCACATTATACATGCTATTCTTTCTACTTCGTCAAACGTTCAAGAATACGTTGTAAGACGATTCCAAAAAGAAAGAAGTGCTAAATTAAGAAACGCTAAAATTAGATTATCTAATCTTAAGCTTGATCAAATAGTTCAAGTTATGAGACAAAAATCTAAATGGCTTAAATACTAAACATGGCAGAAATTAAAAACAGTTTTCTAAGATCCAAGATGAACAAAGACTTGGATGACAGATTGATACCTAACGGTGAGTATAGAGACGCTTTTAATATTTCTGTAGGTAAATCAGAGGATGATGACATAGGTGCCTTAGAAACTATTAAAGGTAATGTGCTAAAAACGGATTTTGGTTTAACTAATGTAAACATAGAGACAATAGGTTATTATTCAGATGAACCTAACAATAGGTTTATTGTTTTTTTAACAGATTATAATGATACAAACGATAATCCAACCCTTCCTTCTTCCACAAACAATTGTTATATATACGAATTTACTCCAGCAAATAATACACCAACATTATTAGTTAGTGGTATATTTCTTAATTTTTCTAAAAGTAATCCTATAACAGGGGTTGACTTAATAGAAGATTTATTGTTTTTTACAGATAACAGAAACCAACCTAGAAAAATAAACATAACAAAAGCTTTAAGCTCTTCAATTTACTATACTCAAGAATCAGATATTTCTGTTGCTACATATAATCCTTACGAAGGAATTAGTTTAATTAATAAAACTTCTAAAGCTATAACAGTTGCTTCAACTGGTAATACTCTAACGGTTGCTGACAATGCAGGTGTAATTGTAGGTATGTCAGCTATTATATATACCGTAAACAGTGGATTAGAAGTAAAAGACTTTGCTAGAGTTATTAGCTTAGGTGGTTCAACAACTATTGTTTTAAGTAAAACTGCAACAATCGCACAAGATATTATTGTTTATTTTTATAGTACAACAATGACTGGCCAAGATATTACTTTAAATTTTAATGGTGGACTTGCGTGGCCTGGTGATCCGCAATTTTTAGAAGATAAATTTGTAAGATTTAGTTATAGATTTAGGTTTGATGATGGTGAATATTCTATAATGGCACCATTTACTCAAATAGGTTTTATACCTAAACAAAAAGGTTATTTATTAGAAGGCCAAGAGAACTCAGCTTTTAGAAGTACAATTCTTGAGTTTATGGAAAACGGAGTTCAAAATATTGAATTAAAAATTCCTTTACCTGATATTCAAAATAATATAGGTGTTGAATCATCTTCTACTTATAAAATTTTAGCTATTGATATCTTATATAAAGAATCAGATGGACTGAGTGTAAAAGTTTTAGATACTATAGAGTCCATAGGAACTAGTACTACAAGTAATGAATATATTTATAAATATCAATCAAGAAAACCTTTTAAAACTTTACCATCAGAGCAAACCGTAAGGGTTTATGATAAAGTTCCTGTTAAAGCTTTAGGTCAAGCTGTATCTGGAAATAGAGTTATATATGGTAATTTTTTAGACAAATATACAGCTCCAAGATTACTTAACTATAGAGTTAGTGTTTCTAGTAAAAACACTACAAGTAGTGAATATACAAACTGGTCTGAATACCCAAACCATTCTTTAAAACAAAACAGAACTTATCAAGTTGGTTTTATATTGTCAGATAAATACGGTAGACAATCAGACGTTATACTATCTTTAGTTGATTTAAATACAGAAACAGATGCAGGTATTATTTATGGTGGTTCTACTATATATGCGCCGTATCATGCTAATAACTTAAATCCTACCGTAAAAGATTGGTTTGGAGATGCTTTAAGACTTATATTAAACACAGGAATATCTTCTGGTGTAAATGGTAATCCAAGCACGACTGGTGATACAAATGGACAACCTGGTCTTTATGCTAATCCTATTGCCGATGGATTTAATATTGCGGGTACAGCAACTTCATTTCCTGCAATTAATAAATATAGATTTGTATTAAATGGTGCTGTTACCACAGGCTTACCAGTTAACGGATCTGCACTAAGAGGTCAATACATAGACTATGTTTACGTCACAAACGTTGCTCCTCCCGCTGGAGGTGCAGCTTATTATGAAATAACTTGTGATGGGCCTATAAATCAAGAAATATATTCTTTATCTTCTCCTGTAGCAAGTCCTGATAATAAATTTGCTTATAATATAAATTCTCAAGGATGGTATTCTTACAAGATTGTTGTAAAACAATCAGAGCAAGATTATTATAATGTGTACCTTCCAGGTATTTTAGCTGGATATCCAGGTCAACCTTTACCTACGTCTACAACCTCAAATCAAGGTATTACAGCTTCTTATAGTTGGAATACAGTTAACGGTAATAATTGTATTCAAATAGGTATGTTAGCAGACGGTGGAGGAGCAGCAGATAGTATAACTGGAAATCCATCTATTGTTCAAAAATTAAGCCCATTGAGCTATGTATTAAGCTCTGAACAAACTGTAGCAGTAAATAAAACTACAACATATAGAATGCCTGGGGAACTTGCTTTGTTTCCTTCGGGTGAAATTGGAAAAACAGCAAATGTTGTTTTAATAAATGATAATATAAATAAAATTCCTAGAGATTTAGCAGAGGTTGGACCTGATCAAAAACAATTTAGAAGTTCAGTTCAGTTATTTGGTAGAGTAACTAATAATACTACAGATTCTAATGTTCAATATTTTCCAGGAACAGTAACAGACACAGCTGTTAGTATATCTACAGCTAGTGATGCTAATTTTAAATTAACAACTATATTAGAGCAAAATTATACTAATATATATCAACTTGATACTAATCCTTTAGTAGCTAGAATAGAAACAACAACCCAAAAAACAACAACAGGTATTACAAGTGGTAATTCAGGAGGTGGTTTAAACCAATCTTGGGCTGTAGCTACAGCGCCTACAGTCCCTATTGAAGTAGATATGATTATCACTAACAATGACCCTACTTCTGATGATTATCAAGCGGTATATGGTTATGTTATACAAGTGTTGACTGCAACTACTTTTAAAGTTAATGCTTCAATTCCAAATCCTCAAGCTTTACCTACAGGAACTGCAATAAAATTTACTTTAACAATTGGTGTTCCAAGTGGAAGAAATAGATCATCTTCTCCAGGAGGAAATTTATCTATAATGGAACCTTTTTTAGCTATATATGAAACAGAACCAGTTGAATCTTTATTAGATATATTTTGGGAAACAAACACTATAGGTTTAATAGCTGATTTAAACAAAGAAGTTTCTACAAGTTTTAATGGAGCAACAGGTTGGGGATCTTATACTTGGACACAACCAGAAAGTTTAACAGTTGGTTCGTTTGTAGTTGAAAATCTTTCACCCGTGAGCAGTTCAGGTGCAACAATGCCTAGTACATCTATACAAGAATATACTGTGACAGATGCAAATGGAACTTCTGTTACAAACGACTTTACATTAGAACCAGATACTGCAGCTGGAGCTAATACTGGTGCATATAGAATAAAACTAAATTCACTTTATACATTTTTACACAATGCTAGTATTAGAAACTTTACTTTAACAGCTATTGTTAAAAATACTTTAACTGACGAAATATCAAGTCCTATAAGTCTTACAGGCGCGGTATCCAATGTAAATCCATTGTTTACTACAACTAGCGTAACAAAACAAACTTCTTTTGTAGGTGATGTTGTTACATTAACTGGTGTAAATGGTGGTGCTGATACAAGTGGAACTCCACCCGCTAATACTTCAGAATTAAGATGGAGTATAGCAAGTGAAAGTGGACCAAGCAATGTTAGTTTTAGTATTAACCAATCAACGGGTATTATAAGTAAAAATACTTCAGCTGGTGCTGCAGGTACTTATAGTTTAAATGTTAAGCTTGAAGATGCTTGGAATGGATCTAGTGTTAATGGAGGGTTTTTAATTGTTGCACAACAAATTATTTTAGACGGTGGAACTGTAGGTACTCCTTTCTTTGCTTCAGATCCAGGAAATTTTAATCAAACTTGTCAAGTTCTACCTGGTCCACCAACTACAGGGCCTCTAAATTCAAACTGTGGAACTGGTAATGGAGGTAATGCTTATTATAATACAACACAAGGTACTAGTACTATAGCAGTAGGTGATGTTATAGCAACTGGACCTAACGCAAGTTCTCCTAAAGCAGGTCAAGGAGTTTATTCTTATGATTGTGGTCAATCAGGTTTAGGTAATAGAAAATATTTTTCTATTTCAGCCTCAAACCCAAATACAGGTGTAGTCACCGCTGCTGGTACTTGTTAGTAATAAATCTTTAAAATGAGTGATAATAAACTATGAGCGCTATATTAGAAATTAAATATTTTAACACTTTTTGGATAAAAAAGATGAGGTCAGTTGTGGAAAACACTCCTACAACTCCCGTAGCGCCATTTGCAAACGTTCCTGCTGATTATGGTTCGTCTGATGCTAGAGATTGGTATATAGAAGAATCTAGAATTAGAGGAGGTTACAACAATACAAGTGTTGATTTTGGTGTTAAAGCTTATTTAGATGAATCAGATCCATTGCAGCAACATAGATTTAATACATTGATATATTCAGGAATATATAATTCTAGAACAGGCGTAAATAATACAAATCAATTCTCTGTTGGTTCTGATATAACACGAAGTTTAGATCCTGCTCAAGGATCAATACAAAAATTATATGCTGAAGACACTAACTTAATTGTGTTTCAAGAAGATAAAGTTAGTAGAGCATTAATAGATAAAGACGCAGTATATTCAGCTGAAGGCAATGCTTCATTAACCTCTAGTAATTTAATTATTGGTCAAATAGTAGCTTACGCTGGTGAATATGGTATAGCTACAGATCCTTTAAGCTTTGCTGTATATGGTTATAGAAAATACTTTACTGACAGAAAGAGAGGATGCGTTTTAAGACTGTCTAGAGACGGTATAACTGAAATATCATCTTATGGTATGCATGACTTTTTTAGAGACGAATTAGCCAACGTAGATGTAAGTAAAATTATAGGAGCTTTTGATATACATAATAAAAACTATGTAATATCAATACAAGAGCCTGATACTGCAGGTGGTTTACCTATACCTCCAAACGCTGTTACAGCAGAACATTATAAAACATTATCATTTGATGAAAGTGTTTTAGGTTGGACAAGCTTTTTAGATTACAAACCCGATTTTATGTCTAGTTTAAATAATATATTTTATTCTTTTAAAAGTCGTGGTATAGGCAGTACAATAAAACCATCTGTATGGGAGCAAAACACGGGTCAATATGGTAAATATTATAACGTGTTTCACGATGCAAGTGTATCAGTTGTTTTTAATGCTCAACCTTCTGTTATTAAAAATTTCAAAACAATAAACTATGAAGGAGATTTAGGTTGGCAATTAGAATCTTTTGTATCTAGCTCAGGAGACTTATCATTACCTATTACACCTTTTACTACTTCAAATCTAAATACACTTGCTCAGTTAGAAGCTAATATTTTTAATCTTAATTTTAAGAGAAAAGAAAATAAGTTTTTTGCAAACTTACAACAAGATACAGTTGCTAACACAACTCCTCAATATGGAGAAGTTCTTTACGGAGCTGATATATCTGGTGTTAAAGGATTTTTCTCTACAATTAAGTTTAAACTAATTAATGCAAACTTTGGTGGTACACCAAAAGAATTATTCTCTGTATCTACAGACACAGTGGAATCATCATATTAAATTAAATTAAATGAAATTAACATCAAGAAGAATTATCTATGAAGACTATGACATCATTGTTGAATGGTGGAAATCATGGCCAGACTGGGTTCCATTAGCTAGAAACTTACTTCCAGAAGAAGGAACTGGAGGTATAATGATAGAAAGAGACGGTAAGCCTTTAATAGCTGGTTTTTTGTATGGTACTAATTCAAAAATATGCTGGATGGAATGGATTGTATCTGATCCAAAACAAAAAAATAAATCAGATGCTATAGTATTGCTAATATCTTCATTAGAAGAATGGGCTGTCGAAGGAGGGTTTGAATTAATTCTTAGTATAGGCAGAAGTAAAAGCCTTATAGATAGACATAAAGAACTAGGGTATACGGTGGACAGTGATCCATCTTACGAAATAATTAAAAAAATAAAATAATATGGCAGTAGTAGCAGCAATAAGCGCTGGAGTCACTATAATAGGAGGCGCTGTAGCAGCAAATCAAGCTGATAAAGCAGCGGGTAGAGCTCGTAGAGACAAAACAAAAGCAGAGGCTGAAGTAGAAAGTATAAAAGCTTCAAGACAATCTATAACAAACCCTTATGAATCAACTAGAGATTTAAGTTCTTTAGCGGGTGACTTGTCTAGTAACTTAAGCAATCCTTTTGCTAGCTTAGGAGTTGCTACAGGTGCTGCAGAGATACAAATAGAGCAAGCTGATATTGCTTTAGCTAATACATTAGATACTTTAAGAGCTTCAGGAGCTAGTGCTGGTGGAGCTACAGCTTTAGCACAGGCTGCATTACAAAGCAAAAAAGGAGTTGCTGCTAGTATAGAGGGTCAAGAGGTTGCAAATGAAAAACTAAGAGCACAAGGTGAGCAGGGTTTACAAGCTCAAAAAATGTCTGAACAGCAAAGAATTCAAGGAATTGCTATATCAGAAGGTCAAAGAGTTCAACAAACTGATGCCGCTGGTAAAGCCTTTACGTTTGAAAAACAAGAATCTAGAACTAATATGGATCTTAATGCTGCTGCAGGTAAAGCTCAGCAGGCTGCTCAAAGGGAAGCTGATGCAAACGCCGCTAAATCGGCTGCAATTGGTGGGGCAATAAGTGGACTTGGTAGTATTGGTGGTGCTATGATAGGTAATATGGACATTGGAACTTTTAAATAGTAATTAAAAAAATAAAATATGGGAGCTTACGATAATCCGAAAATAATAAGAGATAGATCTGGCGAGATATACGGTCAAGCTTTAGCTGGTTTTGGTAAATCAATTGCAGGTGGTTTAACTAACGCTGCTAATAAAAGAGATCAATTAAGGCAACAAGCAAGTGCTGAGCAAAAAAGAACTCAAAATATACAATATCAAATACAGCAACAACAATTTTCTGAAAGAAATAGAAATTTTACTGAATTAAGAAAATCTGGTGTTCCTTTAACTGGTCAATTTAAAGGTTTAACGCAAGACTCTTTAATGGGTGTTGGTAAACCTGGAGATGAAAATTACCAAATGGGTTCAGTAGAAGCAGCTACTCTTCTTGCAACATCTTCAGATTTAACATTAGAGCTAAGGCAATCGTTACAAAAAACAATTGACGATAGTACTCAATTTCAGCAAGGATTATTACAAAATGCTGGTAAAATAGTAGCAGAACTTGAGCAATATAAAGATCTTCCTGCTTCCGAGTTAATGAAAAACTTTACATTTTCTGGAGCAACTGATTATGAAAGGTTAGGATCTCAATTTACAGCAGCAATACTATCTGAAAAAGAACTTCCTGGAGCTTTTACAAACAAAACTTTAACTAGAGGAGCTGATGGAGCACAAATATTAAGCACCTCAACAAAACTTAAACCAGATAATTCTTTAATAAAAGGATACCCTGAGTTTCAAGATGAAGAAAAATATCCTAGAGATAGTGATGGAAATATAGAAATAAAATGGTCTAAAGATATTAACAAAGATGTTAATTTATTAGATGACATTGAAAAAGGTATTGAGTCTTCTAATATATCTGAAGAATTAAATTTTACTAAAGATGGGACTTTAACAGAAGAACAATTTGTTGGAGGAGTAACAGGCTCTGATAATCCTATAAAAGGTTTACCTAACTACAGACAAGTCATGTTAGAAAAAATAGTCAATGTAGGTAATTGGGTCAATGTTCCAGATCCTCAAAATCCAGGTAAGTTTATTCCTGGTGGAGCGTTACGTGATCAATTAAAAGGTGTTGCTGCAGGAAAATTAACTCTGCCAGATCAACAACTATCAGCTTACATGCAAAATAGATTAGGATTATCTGGTTCTTTTGATATGAAAAAGTTTAGAACCGGAGAAGATGATGGAAAAGAAGATAGCATAATGGATACGTGGGCTCAAAATAAATATGGTAAAAAATGGGATGGTGGAATGCAAGAAGCTTTTATTGAAGATGAATTAGTTGAAGAATTTTTAACAGACAGAACATCAAAGCTAAAACGTAGACCTGCTAACAAGCAAGACATCGCAAATGGTTGGTCAGTTAAAGATCCTAAAACAGGAGAACAAACTGTTTATTTCCAAGGTAAAGAACAGGTTAGTCAGGTTGCTTCAAAAGAAAAAAAAGGTTATGATTCAAAACCTTTAGTAAATAAGTTTGTAAAACAAGTTACTGAAAATCCAGGCAGTATGGCTAGAGAAATATTAAGTTATGATCTTGTAAAAGAAAACGTAACGTCAGAAGGGTTTGATCCAGGTGGTGATAGAGTAATAAAACCAGGAGAAAAAGTTATAACTTTAGGTAAAAAAGGTGATGATAATTATAGCGAGTTTAACTTAACTAACAAGGAAGATCAAAGAAGATATGCAAGAAAAATAATTAAAGGAGACGAAAGAATAAGTACTTTGCCTACAAAAGATAGACAAATGGTTATAGACGGAATAATAGATTCATTCCCTAACGCTACAAAAGAACCAGAAATTGATGCTGCTACTGGCTTGGAAAAAGTTAGCACAGATAATGTAGCTTTATATGAAGAACAGTCTACAAAATTAAATGCAGTTATTGATGCTTCAGAGCGACTTAGTAATGCTGATGGAGTTTTTGTAGGTACTAAAGGCATGATGAAAGATGGTGATTCAAAATTATTCGTAAATGCTCTTATTGATATAATAAAAGAGGTTCCAGCTGATCCTAAAAACTTAATATCTTCTTTAAATTTACAATTCAAAGGTGCTGGAGGTGATAGTGATAAAGAAAAATCTTCAGGAGTTAGAAAAGGAAGAATGTTAAATAATGCTATGGCTTACATATTGAGCAGTAAAAATCCTTACAATTTAGATAAAAAAATATTTGATGCTTATAGAGCTGAAATGCTTGAATCAGATAAATAATATACTATATGGATGAAATAGAAGAAGAAGTTATACAAGAAGATATTGTAGAACAATGTCCTCCAGGTCAAGAGAAAGACGAATTTGGAGAGTGTGTTGATATAGATAATAATCAACCTACTCCTTTTTCTCCACCTGAAAATTTTGGAACACCTATCACAACCTCTGCAGACATTGAGGTTGTTAAACAAGATATTAAAACTAAAATAGAAGATAAAAACCCAGAAAGACAAGAGTGGGGAATGTTTGAATCAATTATCGCGGCAGATGCTACAGAGTATATAGATACATTTAATGGTTCATGGACAGGTAAAGGTATAACTTTTGAACAAGGAGATGTTGTAGCAGAAAAAATATCTATTGAAAAAGGGTCAAAACTTTTTAATGAATTAGTATTACAAGATGAGACAATAAACAAAAGATTAATACCTCAAGCGGCTCAAGAACTGCAACCACAGTTTGATGCTAAAATATTAGAATTAAGAAAAAAATACAATGGAGCAACGTCAGAAGAGTGGGTGAAAGCTGAAGAAGAATATAACACATTTTATAATGACAAAATGATGGAAAGCTTAATTGCTAATCCAAAGTATAAAAGAGTTTTAGGAGCTTATGAGCAGATAGTTGGAGACGAAATAGAATCAGAGTTTAAATCACAAAAAAGATTTGAATTAGGTTTAGAAGATAATGCTGATATGTCTGAAGGTTGGAAAAAGTTTAAGAAAAACTTAAATAAATCTTGGATAGGATTAGGATTACTAGCTACCGCAAGCTCTAAAGAAGAAACAAATTTAATAAATCTTATTGAAGCAAAAATTAGTAGCGGTGAATTAGATGAAAACATGTCTTATGGAGATTTAAATTCTGAGATAGTTGATCAATTAGAAATTAAAAAAGCAGGTCAAAAGCTAAACGATAAATTTAGAGATAAAACTTTAAAAGAAGTTGTTGATAAGATGAAATCCAGAACTGATACTAGGTCTGAAGGAACGTTGCGTCGGCTAGGAAAAATTGATGATATTAATGCAGACTTAGAATTTTTTAAAAAAGCAGAAATATTTGATGAAGATGGTTTAACATTTGATGAATTTCAAATGATGATTGCAGAACAAATACCTCAGCTTGCTTTATCATTATTACCATACGGTATTGGTGTTATGGGACAAGAGGCTGGTGGTAATTATGTAGATAATTTATATGCGGCTGCTCGTCAAGAATTTAATTTAAAAGATGGAGAAAAACCTAGTGAAGAACAATTGCTACAAATAATAAGTGAAGGCAAGGATAATAAAGGTATTGCTATTGTGTCAGGTATAGTGTCTGGTCAATTAGAAAGACTAGGTGCTAAAAAAGTGTTATCAGCTAGTTTAGGTGGTACAAAAGCTATAGGATCTTTATTAAGAGGAGAATTTAAAGCATCATTAAGAGCTGCTGGCACTACAACAGTAGAAGCTATTAAGTCTGGTATGTGGGAAAGTGTCACAGAAACAGGGCAAACAGGAGTTTCACAATTAGGACAAACGGTTACAGGTGGAAAAAATTCTTTTAATTTTGGCGAAATACTAGAAAGTGCTGGTCAAGGTGCTTTATTAGGTACAGTATTTCCTTTAGGTGGTGGTATAGCTAGACAAAGTATGACTGAGTTTCAAAACACAGCTGCAATTGTTGCAGGTAAGTTTGATAGAGAAGCTACAGAAAATTACTTTAAAAAAATAGAAACATCTATTAAAAAAGATGGTAGATTAACTGAAGAAAGTAGAAGAGAAAGATTAAAAGCTTTAGGTAATGTTAGATCAGCTAATATGAAAGTGCCTAAAAATATGGGTGGTAAAACTAAAACCGATGCTATTAATCTTTTGGTAAAACAACAACAAATAAAAAATCAATACGAAGGTGTTGATAATAATTTAATACCTGATAGTGTTAAAACAGAGTCTCAAGATATTGGTGATAGATTAAAAGCTTTAGCTACTACTGATAGATTTTTTGATCCTAAAAACCTTAAAAAAAGAACTGAAGATGTTGAAAAAGTTAAAATTGCTAGAGAAAAAGACACTAGAAGTACTGAAAATATAGCTATTGATCTTGGTTTTGGATTTGAAGGAAATTTATCTATAGAGGAATTAAAAAAAATAGGTGGGAAAAACTTTGATAGCACAACACTAGGTTTTATTAAAAACGGTACTATATACTTAAATCAAGAAGCTTTGAAAAATAGTAGTTCTGTTAAAACTTCTTCACATGAGCTATTGCATGGTATAATAAAAAATGCTGTAGGCACAAAAATTACCCAACAAGGAATAAAAGATTGGATGCAATCTAATTTAAGTCAAAGTCAAAGAGATATTGTAGAAGGATTGATGGAAAGTAAAGGTTATAATAAAATGGAAGTAGAACAAAAAGATGGTTCTACAAAAAGTTATTTAGAAGTTAGACCTGATGAATACCTTACTCAAATATATGAAGCAGGAATTATAGAACAACCAGGAATGTTTGAAAAAGTAAAAGTTTTAGTTCAAGACCTACTAAACAACATGTCTAAAGCTTTAGGATTTGAAGGTAATTTTAGTTTTGCAACTAAAGATGATTTAACTGAATTTTTAAGGAATTATCAAACAAGTATTAAAAAAGGTAAACTTAGTAAAAAAGTAAAAGACTCTAAGTTTTTTAAACCTGGAAAAAAAGGTCAAGCTTTTTCTCAAGACACAACAAATGATACTTTAGTTACTGAAATTAATAGAATACAAGCTTTACCAAAAGATACTAGATCTAGCGCTGATAATAATTTATTAGGTTTTGCTGTTGATCAAATAGTAGAAAATAATTGGCCTGTAATAGCTGGAAGAATAGGTTATGAAAATTGGGGTACTCAAGGTATTTCAATTCAAAGTGTTAAAACAGCATTACAAGAACAAATTTTAGGTATAGCTAAAGGTCGTACTGGCCAAAAAGGTGGTAAAACTCAATTATTTGAAGATTTTGATATTGATAAAGGAATTGTAGTTACTAGATTAGGAAGTATAGCAGGTTTAAGAAAAGGTGAAATATTAAGAAGAGCTAAAGAATTAGATGCTAAACCTGTAGAAGATACAGAAAGTTTAGATAGTGAAACAGCTAAACAAGTTGCTGACACATCTACTGAAGTTGTACCTAAAAAACCATCAAGCAAAAAAACCGTTAAAAGAACTGTTGATTCTAAAAAAGTACTACCTCAAAACGATCCTAAAGCTAAAGCATTTTTAGATGAAACTCAAACTGCGGTTGAAGCCATGAGTGATCAAGAATTGTTAGACATGCGTTATAAGTCTTCAAAAACATTAGCTGCCCAAGCTTTTGCTGATATATTTGGAGTAGATGTTAAAGTAATAACTCAATCGAATTTTAATTTAAGTGATATAAAAAACTTAAAAGAAATTCAAATGTGGATTAAGAAAAATGCTGACATGTTGATAAGATTGTTACCTGAAGGCAATACAACTGTTTTTGATCTACAGTCTAAAAGAAAAAATGCAGATGGTACTTTTAAAACAATAAAAAGAGGTGGTGAAAGTGTAGGTTTATCTGATTTAATAAGAGATGCTTTCTATATACAAGTCTTTAAAGATGGAAAACCAGTTAAAATAGATAGTGAAACATTAAACGCTAAAGGAAGAAGTAAAACTAAAAGTAATCAATACAGGAAAAGACCTCAAATAGCTAGAGAATATTTTTTAGATCTTTTTGGTATACAAGATGAAACGTTTGATCCAAGAGCATCAGCCGCTCAAGCAATAAAAGGTTTATTAGAAATCACTTCTAGAAATATAACTAATCTAGCTGTAAGACAAGAAATAAATACACGACCTAATCTTACTACAGCTGAAAAAGCTTTAGCTCAAGAAAAAGTTAGAGACGGTATAAGTGATCTTGCATTTAGCAAAGGTGAAGATATAGCTTTTGCTAAAGCTAATATGGACGCAAGACTTATTAAATTTTTAGAAGAAATGGGACTTTTAGGGAATTTAGATGCAGAGGGAAATGAAAAGTCTTCTGGAAAAGTCTTAAACCATAACAACGCAAAAGATCGAGCATTTTTTAAAGACATTGTTGAAACAATATTTCCTGAATTTATTCCTGTAGAAGTAATGGGATCTGGAACGTACAACGCTTACGCTAATAAAAGAGGTAAATATCAATATTTAACTGGAAATGAAAGAAAAAAGATAGTTAACGGTGTATATTTAGAAAATCAAAAAGATTTTACAGATAGAGAACGTTACATAGCTTTAACAGCTACACAAGATTTATGGAATAGATTTTCAGCTAAAAGAAATCCTATAGAGTTTGGAAGTCAAGAATATTTAGATTTAAAAGATGCTAATTATGATGGTATGGAATTTATTTTAGATCAATTTGCTAAAATGGTTAAAAAATATCCTCAAAGTGCTACTGTTGTAAATGCTATGCTAAGTTCATCATCGTCATACACAGGTCACATGGCAAGACAGTTTTCTTTTCCTAGAGGAGTAGATCCAAAATTTACGTATTTTGAAAAGCAAAAAAATAAAGCAAAAGAAGCTTTCAAACGTGCCACAATAGGTTTAGATAAAAATAGTGAAAAATATGATGCTCTTTTAAAAAGAAAAGAATCATTGTTAAAGAAATTTAAAACAGAAAAAGAGCATGTTTGGCAACAAAATGGTGCAACAGAATTAATGTTAGATGGAATACTAGGTAACCAAGTTAAAAAATTTATGCCTATTTTTAAAGAAAGTTATTTTATGCTAGGTTTAATAGAAGAAAATAACAGTAAATTAAAAGATGGTGATGGTAAATTTGGTCCTGTATTTGATTATGGTAACAATCAAACTACTGAATTTGTTGAAAAACTAAAAGAAGCTGTTGAAACAGGAGATTTAGACATAGCTATTCCTTCTTTAATAAGATATTTTAATTCATTAGTTAATAAAAATAATGGAGGGTTTGATCCTAATACTATGACTATTGATGGAAAAACAATAGCTGAAATGTTTAATGTTAATATTGATAAAAAAGACATAAACAAACAGTCTATTGCATACCAACAACAGCTTATTCAAGATCAATTATTAGGTAAAGATGTTGACCCAAGAGCTGAAATGAATGATTTATTAAATTTGGCACCTGTTGTAGAAAAAACTTCTTTTGTAAACAACAATATGTTACCTGAAGTTGCTGCTTTTAGTAAAGGTGAAATATTTCCTAATGATGTAGTGTTAGATAAAATGAAACTTCTTGATAAACAAGCTAACGATGCTAGAATAGCTTTTAGTAAAGAGCAAGACTTATCAACTGATTTTAATAAAATAATAGAAAAAGCAACTGGTATTGGTAAAGAAAAAGAATATGGTAGAACCAAAGCTAGTGCTGTAGGTGCTGATAAAGGTAGGTTTGATCTTTTTGGAATACCGCCATCAGCTCAAGATTTTGTAGGTTTAACCAGGTATTTTGCTGGTAAAGGAGAACAAGGAGATGCTACTATAGCTTGGATTAAAGAAAACTTTTTAGATCCATTTGCTAGAGGTAATATAGATATATCAAATGCTAGAGTTGCTTTAGCTAATGACTTTAAAGCTTTAAAAGAAGTTTTAAATGTAAGTCCTAAAGATTTAAATAAAAAAATAGCAGGTGAACCTTACACTGTAGGTAATGCTGTTAGAGTTTATACATGGACACAGCAAGGTATGAAAGTTCCTGGTTTATCTAATGCTGACGCTAAAGTATTAAATGATTTTGTAGCTGCTGATTCTAATTTAATTACTTTTGCAAATGAATTAATATCTATAAATAAAGACAACGGTTACCCTAAACCAGGCGATGGTTGGTTAGCTGGAACTATAACTACTGATTTGTTAACCGGTTTAAATACTGTTGTTAGAGGTAAATACTTAAAACAGTGGCAAAACAATGTTAATGAAGTTTTCAATGAAACTAACATGAATAAGCTTGAAGCTGCTTTTGGCAAAGGTTATAGAGATGCTTTAGAGAATATGTTAGGTAGAATGAAAACAGGTAGTAACAGAGGTTTTAAAGGAGACAGTTTAACGGGTAGATTTGTAGATTGGCTTAATGCTTCTGTTGGAGCTATTATGTTTTTTAACATGCGATCTGCTGTGTTACAGACTATATCTGCTGTTAACTTTGTGAACTTCACAGATAATAATATATTTAAAGCGGCTGCAGCTTTTGCTAATCAACCACAATATTGGAGTGATGTAGTTGAATTAATGAACTCTGATTATTTAGTAGAAAGACGTAATGGTTTAAAAATAAATGTTAATGAAGCTGATATTGCAGAAATTGCTGCTGAATCTAAAAATAAAGCTAAAGCTTTTATATCAAAACTTTTAAAATTAGGTTTTTTACCTACACAAATTGCAGATAGCTTTGCTATAGCTTCAGGTGGTGCTACGTTTTATAGAAATAGAATAGGATCTTTGTTGAAAGAAGGTATGAGTCAAAAAGAAGCTGAAGCTCAAGCATTTTTAGATTTTAGAGAAACAGCAGAAGAATCACAACAATCAAGTAGACCGGATAGAATTAGTGCACAACAAGCTGGTCCAATGGGACGTATTATACTAGCTTTTGCTAACACTCCAGCACAGTATGCAAGAATAATGCAAAAAGCAGCTAGCGATATTAGAAATCGTCGAGGAGATGATAAAACAAATGTATCTAAGATAATATACTATGGAGCAATACAAAATGTAATATTTAATGCTTTACAACAAGCATTGTTTGCTATGGCTTTTGGAGATGAAGAACCTGATGAAGAAAAACTAAATAAAAAATATACAGGTATTATAAATGGTATGGCAGATTCTTTACTTAGAGGTATTGGTTTTCATGGTGCTGCTATTTCTACGCTTAAAAATGGTATAATGAAACTAGCTAGTGGAGCTAAGGCTCAAGATGCTGCTATTGAAATGTTGGATATTTCACCCCCTATATCTTCTAAAATAGGTAAATTAAGATCTGCAGGTAGAACTTGGGATTGGAATAAAAAAGAAATATATGAAAAAGGCTGGTCATTAGATAATCCAGCTTGGCTTGCTAGTGGGCAAGTTGTTAGTGCAGCTACAAACATACCACTTGATAGAGGTATAAGAAAATTACAAAATTTAAAAGATGCATCTGATGGTGAAAATGAAGAGTGGATGAGAGTTGCTAACGCTTTAGGTTGGCAAAAATGGGAGCTTGAGTGGGAAAAACCTAAACAAAAGAAAAAAAGAAAAAGCAAAAACATAAGATTTTAATATGAAAACACCACTACTTAAGAAAATAATGAAAGGACCTAAATGCTGGAAAGGCTATAAGGCTGTAGGTAAAAAGAAATCACCTAGCGGTAAGAG